GGCATCCAGCGCGGCCAAAGCCTGGACGCGCTGTCCGCGCCGCCGGAAGTGCCGGCGGGCCTGTCCTCCAGCTTGCTGGAGCGTCGGCCGGACATCGCCGCCAGCGAGCAGCAGTTGATCGCCGCCAACGCCCGCATCGGCGTGGCGCGCGCGGCTTATTTCCCCAGCATCAGCCTGAGCGGGGCGCTGGGTTCGCAAAGCCTGTCGCTGGACACGCTGTTCACCGGCCCGACGCGGACCTGGAGCTTCGTCGGCAACCTGGCGGCGCCGGTGTTCAACTTTGGCCAGACCGGCTACGCGGTGGACGCGGCCAATGCGCGGCAGAAGCAGGCGCTGGCGCAGTACCAAAAGACGGTGCAGAGCGCGTTCAAGGACGCGCTGGACGCCTTGTCCGGCTACAGCGCGGCGCGGGACATCCAGGCGGCGCAGACCACGCAGTTCCAGGCCTTGAACAAATCGCTGCGCCTGGCGAACCTGCGTTACGACAACGGCTACGCCAGCTATCTGGACGTGCTGGACGCGCAACGCAACAGCTTCCAGGCGGAACTGGGCCTGGCCAGCGCCAAGCTGGACCAACTCAACGCGGTGGTGGGCCTGTACAAGGCGCTGGGCGGCGGTTGGGAAACACCGGCCAAGTCTTGATCCGCGGCAGCAAACGACAAACCCCGCCTTGGCGGGGTTTTTTTGTTACCTATCTATCTCGCTAAGCTCAGGCTGGCCGTACCGGCCAAGTAACATGCTTGATATCCGTAATGGCTTCCGGCAAATCTCTCAACTTTTGACGATACGCTTGCCATGCAGCCTTTTGCTCGGAGCTCAGTGCCGCATCCTGCATTTGCGTCCAATCACACTCTCGCAACAGCATAGTACGCCGCATGCGTAAGTCCATCAGCAAACCCCGCTCAATATACTGCATTACTACTTGATCCAATTGAACCTGTTCCATTGTCACGCACCTCGCAAATAACCGTTAGCAACCATAGCTCCAGACACTCCTTGGAGAGCATCCAGCCTCACTACATACTGTGGACTGGGATGGTCATACACGACATTTCCTGTCTCTTGGCTAAACACTTCAATGATCGCAGGCACGGAAGTCGTCACATTATAATGACGCGCTCCCAACAGCCAGACAACAGCCTTCATGTCATGCGCCGTAATTCCGAAATCAGCAACAGGAGGCAATTTTTCGAATAACCCGGCTTTATAAGAGTATGCCTGAGGATACAATAGAGGAGGAATGCCGCCCCACTCACCATTGACGCCACACAGGTGTAGAAACATCGCCCCATTAAATTTTTCGTATTTATCGCTATCTTCATGAGTATAGCGCGCGATAAATATATCCATTGCCTTGCGGCTTGGCAGACTGATTACAACTGGATACCAGTGATCTGCCACCCCTCCCACTGCAATCGTCTGAGTTGCAATACTTGCAAACTCTTGCCGCGCACCATTTCGCCAATCTTCCATTTGCTGAATCTTGACATCAACACGCCGATCAATATCGGCGATCTTACCGTTCACCGTACCGGTCAGCGCGTTCGACGCTTTTACCAGTTCCGCGATATTGCTTTCCAAGCTCATCATGCTCTCCAATGGTTCATCACAGAGTGGATTGAATTAAATTCAACCATGTATTCATTCACCGCCCTTCCGGCGTGAACGGCTTCAGCGCTGACATGGAGAGATTGTGTCAGTTATGGAAAGCAAGGGCTTTTAAACCGCGTTAGCAAAAAAAGCGAAAACCGCGCCCATGATGTGGAAGCGCGGTTCATTCTGACTTAGCCAAGCCATTTGCTTAGCTCGGCATACCGTGCACGGCACGCCGGCTTAATATTATGGCTTGATTTTTTCCAGCTCAGCACTAGTAGCTGAGCTTTGATTGCTCCAAGCTCGGCAGGCATCGATGAAAGCACTCATTTTCTTGCGTTCATCTTCCGAGCCGGTCCGCAACACATTCAACTGCACATGCACGGGGTAATGACGATGAATATAAGCGGCGCAAGTATCGCGAGCCCAGACCACGGCTGGCCGTTCCAGCCCTTTCTCCGTCACGATCAAGCCAATATCGTCCTGCACATCGGAATAAAATTTCATTTCAGTACTCATATCACCTCCTGATTTAACGATTGCTGTTATTGATATTGGCAAATACGCCGCCGAGACCGCTGATCGTGCTATTACCGATCACATCTATGACCGGATCAAAAATATTATAGAGTTGCGGCAAACGAAGCTCGGGATTCCATACCCCCGGAATAATTTGTGGCAATGCCAGATAAAGCTGATCACCTACTTGAGCATTGGACAAAGCAATATCGACATGGGTATAAGCCCCAGCGTGAGCTGATAGAAAATGATGAGTAGCCTGATTCCAAACTCCTTTTTTACTGTTATCCATCCAGTTCCAGTCTCCTTGACCAATCACCTTGTGATACAGCGCCACACTGGTAAAAGCCCCCATCTTGACGTGCTGATAGGGAACAAAAAAAACATAGGGACCGAAGCCATCGCTAACTTTCTTCACAGTCAAATGCAGGATATTGAAACTGCCGGAAAAGTGCCGGTCATCGCTCTTCATATACTGCAATAACTCGCGAACGATGGGCGGGCGGGATGTCGGTTCCTCTCCCGAATTCACTGGAATCAAGGCCGCATCAAACTTGCCCCAAAAATCTCCGCCAGCATGAACACCCAGGGCCAGCGGTAATTTCTTGTCGCCCTCACCGCCCACAGCCGTCATCTTGGCGTTGAAGTTCACGGCGATAGCCGGATGCTCATTCCAATGACTGGTTCTCCAATTATTCAGCTCGGTGATTTTCTGACCGACTTTCTGATCGATTTCACCGATCTTTCCATGAACGGCATCGGTCAAACCATTGGCCGACTTCACCAACTCGGCGATATTGCTCTCCAAACTCATAACGCTCTCCTTAAGGTCTTACCGCGATACATGGCCTTGACGGCCATTCAAAACAAGACGTCCCCAGGCCTCAGCCTAGAAACGGAAACACATAGAAATGGGGAAGTGCCGGAAGCGGCGCGGGAAATACAGGAGTGACTACGGGGACGACCATGTCGGCCAGGGGAAATGGGGCTGCGACGCAGCCCCGGCACTCAAGCGCCCAGACGTTGTTTGACGAACAAATGCTGCATGCTGACGATGGCCGCGGCATTGGCGGTGGCCAGCTCCAGACCGGAGCGTTTATCGGCGGCATGCTCCTGTTCCAGCGCTTGGCTGCGGTTTTGCAAGGTGGCCACTTGCGGCTCCAGCGCCTGCAAACGCGCGTCCTGCGCGCGGATGCGCTCGTCGCGCCCCAGGCCGCGGTTGGCTTCGCCGATCTGAGCCGCCGCCAGTTCCGCCAGTTCGCTGGCCAGGCTCAGATTGAGGCCGGCGCCGCTGGACTGGATGGTGACGCTGTCCGGTGGCAACGCGTTCAAGGCCAGGTCATAGGCCAGCAGCAATTGCACATCGGCGGCCTTGTAGGCCAGCGCCGCCTTCGGGTCGGACCAGACCGCCAGCAAGGTGCCGTCCGCCAGGATGAAACCGATCTCGCGCACCCAGAACGCCTTGACGTCGTCGGCGATGGCGGTCAGGTGGATCTGGGTATTGCCCAGCCGTTCACCACCGGCGATGGGGTAGCGCGCCTGTTCGCTGCGCAAGGCGGTCTGGCCCTGAGTCGGCGCGTAAGCACCGTCGCCCAAGGCGATGTGGGTGATCTGCGCGGACACGCCGTCATTGCTGGCGCGCCAGATTGCGGCCAGGCCGGCCGCGGTGATAAGAGGTGCTAAGGGGGTGCTCACAACGATGCCTCCATGGTGACGTGAACCACGCTATAAATTTGCGCGGCGGATGAAAGAGCCAGCGGCTGCAACGGCGCCAGCCGCATCGGCGCGGCCTCGGCGCTACGGCGGATCAACGCACGCGCCTGAGCGGCCGATGCCAAGCCCAAGCGGCCGTTGAAACGCGCGCCCAATTTGAAGCGGTAGGTACTCCGCGCCGGCTTGGCCAGTTCCACCATGCGCCGCAAGCGGCGATAGAGATCGGGGTTGAGTAAGGCCTGGCCGGGCAGCAAATTGTCGTTCGCCCAAGCGGTCAGCTCGAAGGTGTAGGGCGCGGCCGGCGGCTGACGCTGCCACCACTCCTCCAGTTCCACCGTCACGCCGAGGATGCGGAACACTTCGCGCAATGCCCAGGGCGTGCCCTTGTGGCGATGCAGTTCTATGCTCTGCTTGATCAGATCTCGGCGTTGCTGTTCGCTCTGGGTCAGCAGCCAACCTTCGTCGCCGTCAATATGGAATTGCTCGGCGAGCAAGGGCAGCAGCTCCGGCTTGGCCGCGTCCACTAGATAAACCAACAGGCCGCCTGGATCGATATCGCCCAGCCGTTCGCTCAGCCGGGCCAGCGGACCAAAACGCGCGTCGCGCGCCAGCAGATTAGGGGTCACGTCAGCCATCCTGGCCTCCCGTCATTTCCAGTTGGATGTCGGTACAGTGCGACCAGCCCTGTGGCGGCACCACTTGGGTGGCGGCCGGCTCCAGCAGGGTCACTTGGTAAACGCCGGGCACCGATAGGGTAGCGATCAGCTGCGACGGCACGATGTCGCGGCCCAGCCGCTCCGCCTGCGCCTGCACGAAGGCGCCGACAGCCGCCTGCGCCTGCTGCTGCACGGTTTTAGGATCGACATCGCGATACGGCGTCAGCCGCGCGCGTACCCGGTAGCCATAATCCTCCGGCGCCAGCACCTCCACCAGATCCGTCAGCGGCCGCACCCGGTCTGCGCTGCACGCGGCGGCCACCACGCTGAGCAGACTGTCAGGCGGCATGCCGGTCTTGGTCAGCGGGTACAAGCGCACCACGCCGGGCGGCACCTGGTTGGCACTTTTCAGTTCGCCGTTCTGCTGTTGCAGACTGGCGCTGATCACCGCCACATCGGCGATGTCCTGATGAGCGCGCAACGCGTGGTGACGATAGGAGGCGGCGCTGCCGGCCACGCTGAAGGACTCCGGCGCCAGTCGGATCCGCGCGCGCAAGCGCTCGTCGTCCTCCGCGTCGGCGCCGCCGGCGCTGGTATCGATATTGACCACGCTAGCGTCCACCTCCAGTTCATCCACCAAAGTGTTGATCTGGCCCGGCACGAAGCCATTGCCCGCGGCCCCCGCCTCCGTCGCGCTGACAGGCAGGTCAATACTGGTGCTGCCGGCCGGCGCGATCTGGCTGGCCAGGGTCTGGAACTGCACGCCGCCGCCGGCCACCAGGGTCTGCGCCGGGATCACCTGCGCCAGCGCCAGCGGCTGGGCGAAAGCAATGCGCACCGTACAGCGCGCGTGCTGGGCCGGCAGCCGGCTGACGCCGACCAGCTCGCCCAGGTAGTCCAGCATCGGCGCGCGGGCGAAAGCCACCAGGTTTTGGCGGCCGGCATCGTTGAAAGCGGCTCGAACCACGCTTTCGCGATAGGCGATCAGATCGATCAGCAAACGCTCCACCTGGCCGGGGTAGAGCGTCTTGCCGCTCATTTTCTGGTAGGCGTCGATCAGCTCGGCGGTGACGAGATGCGGGTCGTCATCGATGAACTTGGGCAAGTCTGGGGTCATGGGAGAACGTCCTTGAATGGAGCGCGGCGGCCTGGCGCGGCCGTCGCGGGGCGCAGAAGAGAAAGCGGATGACGACATGATCCGCCATCATGCCGCCGGCCGGCTTTTAAAGCCGTTTGGAAAAGAACTTGAACAGACCGCCGGCGCGGCCGGCTTCGGCCTCCGGCGCAGCAGCGGCAAAGTCTCCCGCAGCCAGTTGCAGCAGTTGGGACACCGCCTCGTAGGTAGCCGTGCGCGCCGCCGTCTCGTCCGAAGCCTGACGCACCGCTTCCTTGCCCTTCAGTCGCGCGTCGCGGATTGCGTACAACGCCTGTTCGCAGGCCGCCGCCTTGGCCAGAATGCTGTCCGCCGCCTGCTGGCCGTCCCAGCCCTTGGCCTCGGCCCAGGAACGCACCGCCGGCGGCGCCTCGCCCTTGTAGCCGGCGTCCTTGAACGCCTGCGCCTCGGCGGCGGCGCGCTGGTATTCGGCTAGGTTAGGCTCACTGCCCAAGGTTACGCTGCGGGTGGTATCTGCAGCGGCATCAATCTCTCGCAGCAACTGTTCTTGCAACTCCGCCAGTGAAAATTGCGGTGTCGGTTGATTGCCTTGCTGCAGCCAGAGTTCATACTCATCCCACCAGCGGTGACCTTTAGGAATATAGGCCCCATCGACAACTCGAATCACTCCATCCGACTGCTTGGTTAAACGATACATGGCATTCACTTTCACCCCCTATCGATTAATTAAATCTCAGCATCCGCCACCCAATGACAGGCAATCCAATTAATACTTGGACTAACTGGGGGAATCACATTTACAAACCTGGTAGAACTGGATTTAACCGCCGGAATCACGCCATTTCCATTACTCGTAGTCATTCTATCAACCGCACCTAAACCGTCATAAATCACAATAGCCGGCTCAATCCGTTTCTCTACCATAAACGGGATAGTCATATTAATTTGCTTGTCACCCAAATTGCCGACATTCAAATGAAACATCTTGCTAAAGATAGCCGGCGCGAAAGCGGAATCGGCCCCATAGTTTTTAGCGGGAAAGTCATTTAACGGATAGCTTTTCTCAAAATACCGCTGACACAAAGTCAACTCCTCGCCAAAGCCACGGTACTCGAACGGCGTCGCCACTGGGCTCTCCTCCAACTGCACCTGCGCAATATCGAAAATGCCGGTTTGCGCGCCGGTCATCGCATTCAGGGCCGGGTAGGCATCGCTGTACGACACCCCAAGAAAAACTGCCAGAGAGGCCTCGTTCCCCGGTTCGCGCCCCTGCAAGCTAGGAGAGGAAAAAGAGAAGACAAAGCGTTGCCAACGGGTCGTCAACTCCACCGGGCTTGCCTCCAGCGCCCTGATCTTGTCGGATGCGGCTGGCGGCCTCTTCAACCACTGTTCAACATAGGCCACCATCTTGCGCGGCTGATCCGCCTTGGCCCAGAAGCTCAGCGTCATACGCTTGCCGGTGAAACGCCGCAGGTTTTCCACCGGCTGACACACCTGGCAGTACTCGTTGGCCTTGCTGGCCGGCGGCTTGCTCAGCGTCAGACGCATGAAGTTCGTCGTCGCTCCCAAGGTTTCGGTCTCGGCGATACTGGCCGCCATCCGCGACAAGGTCGCGCCGCCAAGCGGGCCGCCGCCCAAATCCAGAAGCCAACGGTCCACCGAGCCATAACCGCCCACTGTCTGACTGGCGCCGCGCTGCCACACGTCGAAACCTCCATTGATCAGCACATTGCGTCGGTAGGCCTGAGCCGGAAAGGTTTGCAGAGGGTGGAAATCACGCGGCTTGGCATCCCGCTTCGCCAGCTCCTCTGCGATGCGCTGATCCACCGCGGAGCGCGTCGCCAATACCACGCTGGGGTCCACCAGCAGCGTCACCGCCGCGGTGTTGGACACTTCCAGAATCATCCGGACATAAAGCTGCTTGTTTGAACCGGCCGCCAGCAGCGGCTTGTAGCTCTCCGGGAATTTGCCGATGGCGATCAGATCGCCGCGGCTATCGAACAGACCCACCTCGCGGATGTAAAAGCCGCCCACGGTATCCGGCAACACCGCTTCCGCCACCACCCAGTTGGGGTTGTTCGGATCCACCGCCAAGTGGTTGAGCGCGCCGCGCCAGGTTTCATGTTTGAGCGCGGTCTGGCTCTCGCTGGGCGTGTAATACCCGCCGTTGTCGCCGTCGCCCACCGCCATCTGGCTGATCTGCAGCGGCGCGCCGTTTGCTTGCGCCGCCGCCAGCTTGGCCTTGCCGCTGGCGGTGAGAAGCGTGAAAAACTCATTAGCCATCGATTGCTCCTGGGAAAGGTTCTAAGGGGCTCATGCTGCGGGATAAAGCGTGACCGTCTCCACGCTGGCATGCGCCAGCGCCGCGTTCAAACTGGCGCGCTGTTGAAGTGATTCGGGCTGAAACGGATAAACTGTGGCCAGTTCGCCCACCTGAGTGGCCAGCGCCAACATTGGCACAGCGCTGCGGTTGCTCAGCACCAGTGCCAGCCGTTCCAGCACCGAGCGGGCGTTCTTGTATTCGTTGATCATCGCCTCCAGCGCCGTTAGCGTGGCGGCGTCGATGCCGCGCGCGGCCAGATCGATCCGGATCTTGAAGTGATAAGGTTTTCCGGCGTATTCGAACCATTCGCTGATCTGACCAGACAGCGCCAGCGTGGCCAGCACCTGCTGCAAAGACCAGCGCGTGCCCTTGCTGCGGTGCAGATGGATGGACTGCTTGATCAGCTCGCGCTGCTGGCGCTCACCCTGGCTCAGCCGCCAGCCTTCGTCGCCGGCGACGTGGAACTGCTCGGCCAGCGCCGGCAGCCAGCCGGCATCCACCTGATCCACCAGGTAGACCAGCAGCGTGCTCAAATCGGCGTCGCCCAAACGGGTAGTGAGCTGTGCCAGGTGGCCGAAACGCTCGTCATTGGCCAGGATATTGGGCGCCGTCCCGCTCATAGCCGCAGCTCCGTTTCGCGGATCACGCCGTCGGCCAGACGCCACTGCACGGTGAGCCGCGCGTCGCCGTTGCCGCCTACGCTGTAGAGCACCCGCGCCACGGCGACGCGCGGTTCGCCGTACAAGGGGTGGCTAATCGCCTCCACCGCCTCGCGCACCACATGCGGCCGGGCGCGGTCTACCGGGTAGTCCAGGTAACGGAACAAATCGCTGCCAAACTCCGGCCGCAGCGGATCGCTGCCCTTGGGCGTGCCCAGGATGATGCGCAAGGCCTGATGGATGTCGTCGAGGTTCTCGACGATGTCAGCGGGGGATGCCTGATCGCGGGCCTGCAAGGCCGGCTGCCAGTGCAAGGAGGAGATGTCGGATATGCGGGTCAT